CTATTTTCTTTTTTAATTTTATCTTATCGCCCTTCATCATGCTGCAACACTCTCCCTTTGAAACATTGTTTTCATCTATTTATATATTTTCCGAACAAAAACCATAATCGCCAAGTTTCTTATCAATCACTCTATCAATATCATCAGAAAACATTCTCAAAAGCTCTTGCTTAGCCTTCATGATATTCTCTGCTATTACCGTATATTCTTCATTAATTGTCAGCTTATATAGCCCATTCACACATATAATATCCATAACATTACTCCTTTTCAGTTGTAAGAATTGCACCATCACCATAACTCCACGACAAATTGAATGAAGTCATATTATCTGTATTAATCTTTTCGCCACGATGTATAATCATTGGCATTTGACCCATATCACTCATCTTTTTTGATGGTATAAGCACAATTGAATCATATACCTTTCCATCTTCAAACTTATTTTTGACAAGGCAATCAACTTGTTCTTCAAGCAACTTTACTCTATCTGAATCTTCAGGCTTATCAATTATAGTTTCATTAATTGTTTTTAATTGATCTCTGATGACAGTCATATCCCACCGAATATCACAAATCACTTTTCTTATACATCTAATGTTTTTAAAAAATTCCATAATCTTTAGTCCTCCTTATATCAACTTGTAATGAAGATAATCATTATAACTCTGAGAAAACTTGATATATGCACAATGGAGATTTTTATAAATATCTTCCTTTGCTTTATCTACATACTCATAATCATCACATATCTTAACATTATTTCCATATACAATAAATGAGTTTTGCTTATTATCAAATATTGCATTATCAGCCGAGAATTCGATATTTATACTATTACCTTCTGAATCCTCCACCCAAATATCATTAGTATCCCCATTTAGTAAGTCCAATTCCTTGTTTTCACTTGTAAAGATAATGCCTTCTTCTGTGAATAATTGAACATCATATTGTCTTTTCCTGTCATGTGTATTTATAATATTCAAATCTTTAATAGTTTCTTCAAACTTTTCTCCCTCATTTAATTCAAGAGCAATTGCCGAAAGACAATCATAATTCAATTTAATCTTTCTTGAAAAAGAAACAACCTTGTTAATTTCAGAAAAATATTTTTTATCTATTTTATCTGTCAAATAATTTCTTACTTCATCTGCCGTCGGATATTCAAATCTAAAGTGAAAGTGAAATCTTCCTGGTCTGTTAATCATATATTCGTTCAAATTGCGATATTCATTGCAAGTTACTACAAATAATTTCTTCCCAGAACTTGTACCATCAAAGAATGACAGCATTTGTGCTTGTGGATCTACATCATCTCGACTCTTAAATGTTTTGTCAAACTCATCAAACAAAATAAGCACTTCATTTTTAATGTCATTTAGGAAATCATCAATGCCGGGAATAAAATCATCGACCAATATAACTGGAATACCATTTTCAATTGCTTTTTGTGAAAGTAGTCTTGCGAACAAAGACTTTCCAATACCTTTATCTCCACTAAGAATTACACCCAAATTCTTACGAGATTTTTCAAATCTATTCAATACTTTATTCGCCTTTTCTTCATGAACTCCGTATATCTTATCTTCCTTGATTTCCAAATCATGTTGTTTCTCTAAAAAGAAACCGGTAAATTTACTGAATCCAATTTTATATGTTTGTGCCGGCAGTTTGTCCAACACAATTAAATCCTCGCCATAAATTTGATATGTACTTCCTGTTTTTATAATTTTCATAATTTTACTCCTCTTTATTTAATATTCTCTATTTGAACTGTTTATTGTTATTTTGTCTTTAACTCTGTTTAGATATTATTTGCTCAAACATTTCATCAACAGAATCTAACAAATCATATCTTTTGTCAAACGCAGCCGTTGAACTCTTTGCAAATTTTCGTTCTACCATGTCGATATAATAGGTCATTGTACCATCGTCACCCATATAGAACTCATTCCATTCTTCGTCCGTCATTAATCTTCGCGCATTTAATTGTTCAATGGCTAAATTATCAAAACTAACAACATTAAACTTTTCAATAATATTTGAAAGATTTTCATACAACCAACTTTGTCTAATTTCAATATTATCATGGTCTATATCATAAAAATCATCACCACGTCTTAAATGTTTGTATCCCAAAATCAAAATCTTCAAATTATTATTCTCCAACGCCTGTATGTCTGATGGCTTTAACACACCATTAATTACATGAATGACTGCATTAGGATATTGTTTGATAAGTTTAATAAAGTTTTCTGTTGGAGTTACAAGTGAAACTCCCAAACCATATATGAGCTTTTCGCCTACAAGTTTCTTTATTAGCTCTTGTTTCTTCTCAAAATGAATCTGATTTACCGTCATATTTACAATGACTTTTCTATCCTTTAGTTTTTGTAAAAATGGAATTAAATCAGGATGACTTGTAGCGTCTCCACCACCAAGTGCAACTTCTTGATATGGATGTAGAGTATCAATGA